CTCTGGAAAGAGACCAACAAGCAGAAGACCCTACACTCGCCAATACAACGACTGTCAGGGTACTAAAGAATAGATATGCAGGTGAGACAGGTGTAGCCACTTACCTCTTATATAACAAAGACTCAGGGCGATTAACAGAGGTAGAGAATCCTCTTGAGTCAGATAAACAAACAGATGTAGAGGACTTTTTATGAGAAAATTTGTAGTAGATATTGAAACTGATGACATACAGGCAAGTGTCATTCATTGTATTGTTGCCAAAGATATTGATACAGGAGATATCCTGTCATGGCATGGAGATACACTGAAGGACTTTGCCAAGTGGAGTGAGTCTGTGGATATATTTATTATGCATAATGGAATATCTTTTGATGCTCCAATACTCAATAGACTGACAGGTAGTAAGATAAAACTATCTCAAGTCAGAGATACTCTTATCCTTTCACAACTCTCTGACCCTGTGCTAGAAGGTGGTCATTCACTCAAGGCATGGGGAGAGAGATTGGGATTTGGAAAGCTAGACTATAATGACTTCTCTCATTTTAATGAAGAGATGTTAGAGTATTGTATCAAGGATGTTCAGTTAACGCATAAATTATATAGACACTTACTACCTACACTGAAGAAGTATTCCAAGAAGTCTATGCTTCTTGAACATCAGGTAAGAGCAATAGTAAATAAGCAAGAAGAAAATGGTTTTAAGTTAGATATAGAACAAGCAGATAAATTATGTTCAAAGCTTGAAGAAGAAGCAGATAAGATAGTAAAAGATTTACAAGAAATATTCCCACCTATCATTACTGAAAGATATTCAGAGAAGACAGGTAAGAGACTAGATGATAGTGTGGAAGAGTTCAACCCTAACTCTAGACAACAAATCTCAAAGAGGTTGATAGAGAAAGGTTGGAAGCCTGAGAACCTTACACCTACAGGGCATCCTATTGTTGATGAAGGAACACTAAAAAGGATTAAAAATATTCCTGAAGCACAACAGATTGCTCATTATCTTCTATTGCAGAAGAGAGTTTCTCAGATTAAGTCTTGGATAGAAGTAGTCCAAGAAGATGGCAAGGTGCATGGTAGAGTTATGACATTGAAAGCAATCAGTGGCAGAATGGCTCACAACTCTCCAAACATGGCTCAAGTTCCTGCTTCCTATTCTCCCTATGGAAAGGAATGTAGGTCAGTTTGGATACCTACCAATAGTAATTACGTATTACTAGGTTGTGATGCATCTAGTCTAGAACTTCGTTGCCTTGCTCATTACATGGGCGATTCCAAATTTACAAAGGAAGTAGTTGAAGGTGATATACATACTGCCAACCAGAAGGCTGCAGGTCTCAAGACTAGAGACCAAGCTAAGACTTTTATCTATGCTCTAATTTATGGAGCAGGTCCTGATAAAATAGGTCAGATAGTTGGTGGTGGTAAGACTGAAGGTAAGAAGATTATCAATAAGTTTATGTCCAATATGCCATCTTTAAAGACCTTGCGTGATAAGGTTGATAAAGTTGCCAAGACAGGATTCATAAGAGGTATTGATGGCAGACTACTAAAGGTCAGACAGTTTCATGCATCAATGAACCTACTCTTACAAGGAGCAGGTGCAATCATTTGTAAGGAATGGTTACGACAAATAACTTTAAAGGTGCAACAGGGTTTCGACTATAGCCTTGTTGCATCTATACATGACGAATACCAATTTGAAGTTCGTAGAGACCAAGCTGAAAGGTTTGGAGACCTAACTCAACAAGCTATGAAACTTGCAGAGAAAGAACTGGATGTTCAATGTCCATTGGATAGTGAATATAAAATTGGAAAAAATTGGTATGAGACACATTAATGGGTTGACTTATATTTTTATATGTAGTATAATTCATTATATTTTAATAGCAACTAAGATTGCACTAACAAAACTAAGGAGAAAAGTAATGCCAGTATTAAATGGTAAAGCCTATTGGGCATCTATATCTAATCCAAACACTACGTTTGAACCTGTTTGGACTATTGACTTAGCACTAGATGGTGCTAATAAAAAGAAGGCTATCGACTCAGGTCTTGCAGTTAAGAATAAAGATGATGAGAGAGGAGACTTTGTTACTATCAAAAGGAAGGTAACTTCCAAGAGTGGTAATCAAAATAATCCACCTTCTTTGAAAGACTCTCAGAAGAGAGATATAAAGGGAACATTGATTGGCAATGGTTCTGACGTTAATGTTCTTTATAAAACTTATGAATGGAGCTATGCAGGAAAGTCAGGCATTGGTGCAGACCTTCAGGCAGTTCAGGTTACTAACCTTGTAGAGTATACAGAGGGCGAGGACTTTGATGTTGTGCCTAATGGATACAAGTCAGGTGATAACCTGGATGATGAAATTCCTTTCTAGATTAAGCTAAATGCTGAAGTGGGTTGTGGTTGGTGGGATTTTTTATAAGGAATTATTATGAATAAAAAAATAGATACATTGATAGAAGATATCTATAAAACTATTGATGAAGGTTTAGATAAACGTAAAATCAATACAGACTTTTTAGATACATTCAAAAAGAATATGATGGCTTCTATTGATAAATTTTTATTTGAGAAGAGAGAAGACCTAACTACATTAAGGTTATCTCAAATAGGAAGACCTGATAGACAGTTATGGTATGATATTAAATCAGATATTAAACCAAGAAAAATTGACGCAAAAACTAGATTAAAGTTTTTATATGGAGAAATCCTAGAGTCTCTTCTTGTACTTTTATCAGAAGCTTCAGGACATGATGTTTCTGAAATACAAAAGATGGAAGAAGTAGATGGAGTCAAAGGTCATAAAGATTGTAGAATAGATGGTACTCTTGTTGATATAAAGAGTGCATCATCTTATAGCTTTAAAAAGTTTAAGGATGGTTCTCTTGCTACTAATGACCCTTTTGGTTATATATCTCAGATAAGTGCATATGCAGAGAGTGCAGGTGATGACTACGCATCTTTCTTTGCAGTAGATAAATCTACAGGAGAACTTGCACTTATGCCTGTAGAAAGTATTCATATGATAAATGCTACAGACAGAGTAAAGCACTTGAAGGAAGTCTTAAAGTCTTCTTCTGTGCCACCTAAGTGTTATCCTGATGAGCCTGATGGTAAGTCAGGAAATAAAAAACTTGCAATAGGTTGTGTTTTCTGTGGATACAGAGACCATTGTTGGTCTGATGCTAATGGTGGTAGAGGACTAAGAAAGTTTAAATATTCTACAGGTATACGATATCTAACTCAAGTTCATAAGACTCCTGATGTAGAAGAAATTACAAATGCCTAAACCTAAATTTCGTTCTAATTCTGAATATAATACCTATTGCTTTTTAAAAGAAAATAAGGTATCATTCAAATACGAAAAGCTTACCATCAATTATGAGTGGTTAGAATCCAAAAAGTATATTCCTGACTTTGTATTAAGTAATGGGATTATCCTAGAAGTAAAAGGAAGGTTCGTACTAGAGGACAGAAAGAAACATCTGTTTGTAAGAAAGCAGTGTCCTCAGTATGACATTCGTTTTGTTTTTGATAATCCCAACAGGAAGCTATACAAAAATGGAAAGATGACTTATGCAATATGGTGTGAAAAGCATGGGTTTAAGTATTGTAAAGCAAGTAGTGGGATACCAAAAGATTGGATAACAAAGTAAAAACAAATCTTAATTTTGTAGTTGAGGAAGATATCTTTAAAGAAAGAAGTACTCCTGAACAGACAATGTATATGTGTGTTCTGCTACAGGCTTTACTAGATGCAACAAAACCTAGTTATAAAGGTGAACCTGAATCATCTATACTTGAAAGAGACAGGGCAAAGGCATGGTTCTTTGCATCTGTAGGTGTTACCTCAGAAGACTTTAGAATAATTTGTGACTATGCAAACATTGACCATAATTACATGAGAGAGTTTGCATTTAAAGTTTTAGAATCAGGTGAAGTAGAATATACAAGAAAACGAATCAACGCAGTGTTAGGACATTAAAATGAAAAGTAACTTATTACCAACAGACTATCAAAACTTTATTGCTCTTTCTAGATATGCAAGATGGCTAGATGATGAGCAGAGAAGAGAGACTTGGACAGAAACTGTCTCAAGATATTTTGATTATATGCAAGGATTGCATGGAAATATTATAACTAAATCTTTAAGAAAAAAACTAGAAGATAAAATACTAGGACTAGAAGTTATGCCCTCTATGAGAGCATTGATGACTGCAGGTCCTGCTCTTAAAACTTGTAATGTTACAAGCTACAACTGTAGCTACATACCTGTTGATTCTGTAAGAGCATTTGATGAGTGTATGTATATACTTATGTGTGGCACAGGTGTAGGCTTTTCAGTTGAAAGAAGTAACGTAGACAAACTTCCCATTGTCAATGAACACTTTGAAGATAGCTCCACAGTTATAAAAGTTGCTGACTCTCGTTCAGGTTGGGCAAAAGCATTGAGAGAACTACTTGCAATGTTATACGTAGGACAGATACCTACTCTTGATGTATCAGAAGTAAGACCTGCAGGAGCAAAGCTAAAGACTATGGGTGGTAGAGCTTCAGGTCCTGCTCCTCTTATTGACTTGTATAACTTTTGTGTAGGTATATTTAAAGGTGCAAAAGGTAGAAGACTATATCCTATTGAATGTCACGACCTTATGTGTAAGATAGGTGAAGTTGTAGTTGTGGGTGGTGTAAGACGTTCTGCTCTTATCTCTTTATCTAATTTAGGTGATGACCAAATGAGACACGCAAAGTCAGGTAAGTGGTGGGAGAATGAAGGTCAAAGGTCACTAGCTAATAACTCTGTAGCATACAAGACTAAACCTGATATGGGAACTTTTATGAGAGAGTGGTTGGCATTATATGAATCTCACTCAGGTGAAAGAGGTATATTTAATAGACAGGCAGCCATCAATAAAGTAAAAGAGAATGGCAGACGTAAGGCTTCTGAAAAAGAAAATCCTGTAGAGCCTGAAGACTATATTCAGTTTGGATGTAATCCATGCTCAGAAATTATTCTTAGACCTTATCAGTTTTGTAATCTAACTGAAGTTGTATGTAGAGCTACAGATACTATGGAAACCTTAAAAGAAAAAGTAGAGGTAGCAACTATACTAGGAACACTTCAGTCTACTCTTACTGACTTTAAATATCTAAGAAAAGTTTGGAAACAAAACACAGAAGAAGAAAGACTGTTAGGTGTTTCTCTTACAGGTATACTTGACTGTCCTATTCTTGCACCTAATAGTGTTGCATTAGAATCAACTTTAGTAAAGCTCAGAGAAGTTGCAGTACAAACAAATAAAAAGTATGCCAAGATGTTAGACATACCTCAGTCAACTGCAATTACCTGTGTCAAACCTAGTGGAACTGTTAGTCAATTAGTTGACAGTGCATCAGGTATTCATGCA